ATGAGCGCTTGCCCGGGCTACTCTCCCCTCATGTGTTCCGCACTCGAATACGCCGGCACGGTCGCCCGTTTCGCTGACCGCCTGCCGCGCCTCCCAATTCTGCAGCGCGATGGCTCCGTCGTCTGGCACCGCTGGGGCTGTCCGTACACAATCGACACGCGCGAGGTTCCGCACGGCGCATGCGCGCGCCTGGAGTCGATCCGCGACCTGAAATGGCGCAAATGGCGCCCTCGCCCAGTACAGATCCCGGCTGCGCGATACATGGAGCGCGACAGCCTCCGCGCCGAGCACTGGTTCGACGTACCGCCCGGGTTCGTCATTCAGGGGCTGGCGATCGAGCACAAATGGCGCAATCCGCGCCCGTGCGTCGAGCATGCCCAGTATCCGGAGATGGCCGAGCCGGTCAGCATCATGGTGTATGTGGTGACCGTGCCGGCCGAGGGCAGCGTGCTGGAGGTACATGATCGGATGCCACGCATAATTAATACACACTAAATTCTTGACACTGAATTTAGTGTGTATTAAATTACGTGCATGGACAGCAGAACACCGAGGTCCACCGGGCCAGCGGGTTCTGGCAGATCAGATAAAGGATCAGCACCATGTTCAACGCACAAAACACCAAAGGCTTCACCCAAGACCAACTTGACCTGATGAACGAAGCGCTCAACGCCCTGATCGCGGCTGGCTGGGATGAAGATGACGCGTCCGACAAGATCAACAACAACTGGGTCGACGGCGCAACCATCGAAGATCTGGTCAAGTAAGGACGGCCCCGAAAGGGGCTTTGCTCATGGCGAAAATCATCTGTCTTGAATGTGGAAAATCCTTCGAGCACCTCGGATCACACCTGCGCCGGATGCACGACATGTCCGGCGACGAGTATCGAGAGGCGCATGCCCTGCCGAGGGGCCTGCCACTGGCCAGTGATTCCTATCGGGAAACTCGGCGGCAGATCCTCGCCCAATCCATTGCCACCGGCGCGATGACCCGGCCAGACCAGGCTGATTTGGTTGAGGCGGCAAGAGCCGCCGGCCGGCCGGACAAAACCCCATCCGACAAAGAGCGCCACCGGCAAATAGTGCAGGCACTGCGCCCTGGCGACCACAGCCTACTGCCCGATGGCGCACGCCGAGCAAACGGCCGAGACGCAGTCAGAGAGCGCGAATATCAGCGCGCCTACCGCGCCAAGAAAACCGGCGATCCATCTGCCATGGATGCGTGGATCGCAAAATACAGGGGCTGACATGTACCGCATTTACCTGCGCGATAGCGCCGGGAACGTTTCAGAAAAAACGAATACCACAAACCCGGATGCTGCCGCCGCAGCATTCACTGACCTGGTTAACCGGGCTGATCTAGACGGCCAGAAACTCTCCGTTTCCCTGACCTACAACAACAAGCAGTTGGCATTTCACCGGTTCGACCGCGAACCCGGACAGGCTGATTACTGGCGCGATCGCACGGATAAAATCGCGTGGCCAACAGTCGGCAGGCCCAGCTCGGACGGCCGGCGCACGAACATCATGCTCAGCGACGACGATCGCGCAACCGCCGAGCAGTTGGGTGGCGGCAATGTCAGCGAGGGAATCCGGATTGCACTGGCGACAGCCAGGAATTCACTGCAGTCCGATCACTGACCACCACCGCCTGACACGCGCTCAGCTGCCGGACGACGGCGTCGGCGTCGGCTGCGAGGGCGACAAGATCGTCAGCAGCCTCTGGCTGAATGTCGGCTCTCGCGGCACCATCACCGCCGCCGGCACCGGCGCCAGTTGCGGACAGGCTGCAACTGCCGGCGACGACGGGGACTGACAGGCGGACAGTGCCAGTGCGCAGCTGAACGCGCAGGCGGTCGGTTTCCAGTTGGGCATTGCGTTCATCCTCGTGATATTTGGCATCGATGGTGGCCAGCACCTGGGCGTGCTGCTGCTCGGCGGCACGGGCGGACCGCTCCTGCGCCAGCAGTTTGGTGTTGAGCCGGGCGCGGTCGGCGTCCCATTCCGCCTGCACACCGGCAGCGCCTCGGCTGTGGCCGTGCCACCAGACGCCGGCCAGCAGCGCGAGGACAGCCAGCGCGCCGGCCAGCCAGCGGATCAGTGCATCAGGCATAGTTCCCTCTCCGCCTCGCGGCGCGCAGTCAGGCCGGGCAGCACCTGGCCGCCGGCGCGATTCCAGCGCAGCAGTTCGTTACAGCCACCGACCGTGTCGCCACCGTTCAGCCGGCGCAGCAGGGTCGAACGCTGGTATGCGCCCGGCCCGACGTTGTAGACGAACGACGCCAGCGCCGCCCGGCGGGTATCCGGCATCGGTACCCGCGTACTGCGGTCGACCACGGCCAGTGCCTGGCCCAGCTCGCCGGCCAGCAGCCGGTCGCATTCGGCCTGCGATTTGTGCTGACCGATTCGCACGCCGGCCGTGCTGCCGTAGCAGATCGTCGGAATGCCGACCGGATCGAGATAGGCCGTGGGGCGCAGGCCCTCGAAATAGCCGGTCAGCGGCACGGCGATCGCCAGCGCGCCACCGGCGACGGCAGCCGCAATGCGGGTTTTCAGGGCGGGCGGCATCATGTCGCGTCCCCCGGAACGTCAGTTTCATCGCTGCCGTCTCTCCATGCCCGGTACTCGCGCCAGTAGCGCGGCACCAGCAGGCCGACCTGCAGGCCGATGTAGAGGATCGTTGCGATCGACACCCATTCGGCCAGGCTCAGGCCGGCCAGGGATGCGGTGGTAACAGCGACCGGCGGCGCGGCCTTGATGGCCTCGACCATAACCTCTTTGCTCATACAGTCCCCTCGGACGTGAAAAAGCCCGCGCGCGGCGGGCAGAAATGATTCGGGCCGCTCAGTGACGGCCCGTTACTCGGCGTTGATGATCGGTGGCGTCGGCCAGTCGATGGTCTGCGGAAACCCGGCCTGCAGCGGCACATCGCGCAGCGCCTGACGGTAGGCGCGGACTTCGGCCAGTTGCTCGGCGCTGATCGGGTAGTCCGGCATCAGCAGGTAGTCAGTGGCGGTGATCAGGGCATCGCGACGGGCGCGGGCGGCGTCGGCCAGTTGCTGGTCTGTCGGTGGGGGCGGCGCATCCATCGCTCCATCTGGTAGCGTTTCGCCGATTGCACCGATCACATGCTCGCTGCCGTCAGCGAGCCAGTAGCGCTGGCCGCGCAGATCGGCCATCAACGTCCACGCCTCGCCAGCACGAACCGCAATTTCGCCAGCGCCAGCCGTCGGCGGCGCATCCAGTGTCGAATTTGCCGGAACCAGCCAAACGCCAGGCTCCAGTGGAGATTCGTTGGCCGAATGACTGGAAACATACTCTCCAGTATCAGCGCGCCATGTGTAGCAGGAGGGTGTATTCATTTCAGTTCCCATCAATATTTGATGCAATAGAGTAGCGCCAGGTTTCGTGGCCGCGTTTCACTGCCATGGCTCCCTGATCCAGGAGCGTTGACGAAGTAAAGTGCCTCCCGGCCCGCCTGCGATGGGGAGATTGAAACAACGTAGCCGGACCCGGCGCCGGAACTAATTAGCAATTTATGGTCGTGGTCCTCGAATTGATGCCCCTGCCCGCTGCCAAATGTACGACCCGGGTCCGCGCCGCGGCCATGGTCCCACCCGCGAGGGAATTCGCCCCGCATGTCCGGAATGTTGAATGTCGTCGATCCGTTCCCGGCGCCATACGTTGTGCCGATGGCTGCAAAAAGCGCCGCATATGCAGTACGACTGATTGCCGAGCCGTTTGCCTCCAGAAATCCATCAGGAACGCCTGTCATCGCAAACAGGCGGATTTCTCCAGGCTGAGTTGCAATGGCCTGCACCTGCCCCAGTGTGGCGGCATGATGAGATTTCGTCCCATCAGTAACCTGCAGAGCCCCACCATCGCATGAGAGCAGCACAAACGCGCTGCGCGTTGACGACCAGGCTACTGTTGCAACGCCGGATGCCGTCAGCTCGCCACCCTGAAGTACCGACCCAGCCAAACCGACGATTGGTGCGGCAGGAATGGCGTTTACAGCCAGAGTGCAGGCTCCGGGATTGGCGACGGAAACCTTGAAACGTAACCGCTGACCATCTGACAGGCCGGTAATGGCAGGCCAGTACGTCGCGGCATAGACACCGGCCGTACCGGTGGCCACCGCCATCGTCTCGTAGCCATTCTGCAGGTCAGACAGCGTCAGGCCCCACGACACCCACGATGCCGGCGTGGTCGACGGGCGCTGCCCGCTATTGGCCACCGTCGATTTGTAGGTCTGCCCGGCGTCCCACGTCAGCGCGCCAGCGCCATAATTGGTGGTGGACGACCATGCCGGGATACCCAGCCGGTTCGCCTCGTTGAGGCTGATCAGCGCCTCGTTGATTTTCTGCACCGTCGTCAGGCCATCCAGCTTTCCGACTACCGGCAACAGGGAAATGTCAGCCATATCGTCCCCAAATGAAAACGGCCCGCGCAGGGCGGGCCGGTGGTGGTTTGTTGTGTGCTCAGTAACCCTGAGCAATCCAGTTGATGCTGCGTGCCACGTAGCCGCTGGCGCTGTGTATGCGAACGGTAAATCCTGCCAGCGTGCTGGCCGTCAGTTCGACCACATCGCCGGCGGCGGCCTCGATGACCGTGATCAGCACGTTCGGGCTGGGCTCGCCTCCCGGTCCGCCGTTGAACGGCGCACCATAGTCGATGTGCAGGCCCTCGGTCGGCACTGCGACATTGGTGCCCTGCTCCCTCCGGTCCGGCATGTCGACTGTCCATGAAAACCGATCGACCACCGGCGTCACCATGCCGTCCAGACTCTCCAGCAGCAGGCGGGCATCGAAATGCCGCGCAACAACCAGCCCGGGCACGTAGTCGCGCCAGTCGCCAAACACGCCATCGTCACCGGCCGTCCGCAGTTGCGGCGTCACCCGCATGAATGCAGACGACGCCTCGCCGAGCATGTCTTGCAGCGCCAGCACGTCCTGCGCCTGCAGCAGGTTGTCAGCCAGGCTCTCGCCGCGGGCATTCAGGTCGAACGACACCAAACAGTCCGCACTCCGACCGACATCGACCGGTGCATGCGTCTGATAGGTGCCCTCGCCCAGCGGCGTGCCGTACCACAGGAAATCCGGCTCGCTAAGCGCATCGACGATGTCGAGCACGTTCCCTGACCCGGCCAGCACCAGAGATCCATCGCGCCGTGCAGCCTGGCCGCCGAGCGCTCCCGTCCAATCAGGATGCTCATCGCGGGTGATCAGGACGTTCCGGACCAGCGAGGCACCGGTGACATCGATGCTGTCCGGCTCGCCATAGACGATCTGGCCATACGGTGACCGCCAGCGCGCCGCGACCCAGTAGTCGCCCGGCCCAACCGCAACCATTTCCGTCAGCGGCGTAACGGCAACCTGCCTGCCGTTGCTCCAACTGTCTCCGATACGGACCTCGTACACCGGGCTGCGGTAGTCCACCACCGGCCGCCACGACAGCCACGACAGCGAATCACGGTAGATGGTCGTCAGGCCGGTCACCGCCGGCAGCGGCGCCAGAAACCCCTGCACGACATAGGTCAGGGTCGACGACTGGCCCGGGCCGGTCAGCAGCGCCGGCGTGACCGCGAAATCGATCGCGTCACCGGTACGGGCACGGAGCATGAATCGCCGCTCCAACACGCGCTGCTGGCCGGCTGAGCCGCCGCGGATCTGCCACCCGACATCGACCGGCGACGACACCACCTGCGACCACGCCAGCGTCAAATCCACCTCACCGGTCGTCATGTCGGTCCGGCCCTCGGTCACCCGCAGGTCGAACACCGGCATGCTGAACAGCGAGTTGTTTTTCGGCGGTGTGTAGCCGTACAGGTTGTTCTCGCATGCGTAATAGGCCGGGTCGTCGTCGACAGCAGAAAACCGGATCGTGTCGCCGCCGTTCTGCGGCTCGACGTTGACGATTTTCACGCGCCGGCCCGGCGTCTGCAGCGGGTCGTACATCCAGCGCCAGTCATACGGCACGATGTCGGGATTGTCGGCCGGCAGATCGAATCCCGGCTCATCGGCCAGCACCACCGTCAGTCCATCATCCGATACCGAATCAACCCGCAGCGTGACCATGGCTCCGTCAGGATGCTGCACCAGCATCCATGCCTCGGATGATGGCGGGACCGGTTTGTCCAGGCGCAGCGTGCGCCCGCCGCCATCAATCAGCCGGCCGGAAATACTCCAGGCGGTCAGGTCGTGGCTCAGCACCACGACCGCGCCGCGATTCACCACCAGGCCCTCCAGATCGGTTTCCCACGACATACGCCGGCGGTGGTAGACCTGCGACGCTGCGATGAGGTTCGCCTCCCGGCCGGCCATGTCGGCATTCGTGCAACCCTCCAGCTGCAGCGTGGTCGGGTTACCCGGGTATTCGACGCCCGGCACCGTGACGCGAACCTCGTCGGTCTGCCACGATTTGTCCGGGTTGACGAACTGGACAATTACCTCGTCGGCAGTCTGGTCGCCGATGTAGTCGACCCTGAAACTGCCGGATTTGATGTTGAACGGCGCGAACGTCGCAGCGACCGGTTCGGCATCAGCATCCCACACAACCCCCAGTTTCCCGGACTGCCACGTCGGCGATGCCCGGCCACAGCGGGCGATGATCTGCAGCACCTCAGCAATCGATTTCTGCTGATTCAGGATCATGTTGCAGGTGAGTTTTTTGGCATCACAGAACGCCGCCCAGCGCTGAATTGCATCGATGTCGATCCGCGTGTCTGCAATGCAGCCACCGTACAGTCGGCGTCCATTCACATCACGCCGGCCACGGGCAAACCACAGAAACCACCACGCCGGGTTGCTGGTCGGCGATGTCACCCATGCCGTCCCATTCCACACCGGTGCTGCAGCCAAACCGATTGCATTCAGCGAGTCGATGGCGCCATTGAGCTGCGACGTGGCACGGACCCGCAGCGCCAGCCTGTTGTGGCCGGTGTAGTCGGTCTCGTCCACCTGATAGCAGCGGATCTGCGACACCGCTGCGCTGTTGCTCTCGCGGTTGCTGGCAATGTCTCCAGTGGTTTTTCTGACTCGGACCTCGTACTTCCCCCGCTCGACCGGCAGGCGGATGTTTTTGCGGACCGCGTTCGTCGGGCTGTCGCCGATCAACTGGACCAGATTCGTGCGCCAGGTACGGATGATCCGGTCCGGGGCCAGGCCACGCGTGTTGTTCTGGCGGTTCGGGTCGATCTCCTGATACGGACGCCAGCGCCAGATTTCTGGACTGGCGCACTGCCACACATAACCACGGCGCACCTGCCCACCAAAACAGACGCCAGTTGCTGCTCCATTCAGATGCGCTCCAGGGCTCAGATCCGTATCGTAGCCAGTCTGATTCCAGACCTGCACTGTCGTCGAGCTACCCTTGCCGTCCACCTCATAGTTACTGTTGTTCAGGACCGTCTCGGTCGTCCAGTACCCGCGCGACCAGTAGGCATCTCGCATGTCGCTGGCCCACACCTCGCCGGCCGGCAGCCACGTAGGCGAACCGACAGCCCGGTATTCCAGCTCGATGTCAGCCTGCCTCGATTTCGTGTCGCCATGGTCGGTCACGTAGTACAGCCGTGCAGCCAGCTCCACCTGGATTTCAGTTGTATCAGCCGACAGCGTGCGCTGGTACCAGCCATCAGTCTGGCGCAGGTCGAACCCGGCCGTGGTATCGACGTTGCCGGCAATCAGCCCGAACCGGCCATTGGCGCCGGCCCGCTCAATCTGCACCTCGGCAAACCCGCTCGCCGCCGTCTCGCCGATTTTGATCTCGTCGATCGCCAGATCCGGCTGCACGCCGAAATGGAATGCCTGGTACAGGTAGCTGTCGTCGCCCCACTGCTCCGTGTACGGCTGGCTGGCCAGATCGGGAGTGATTTTGTGCCGTCCGAATACCAGTGCCATCGGCTCGTACAGGCGGGCCGAGTTGCGACCGCCGTTGAGGGCGTAGAGAGTGGTTTCTTCTTTTGCATTCGACCCAGATAGCTTTGGCTGCGGCAACGGCAGCAGGGCATTGATGAGCAGCGAGCCAGCCATCATGATGCCAGCAGACAGCATGGCGCCAGTCATGGTCAGGCTTCCTGCGGCTGTGGCGGTACCCCACCCCCATGCGGCAGCGGCGGCTCCCGGGGCCCAGATTGATACAATCGCAATGGCAATCATTGCCACCGTACGTAGCACTTTACCGCCGCCTCCATTCCCAGCCACTGCCTGCCGCATTACGATGTAGTCTCCGTCGATCACGCGGTAGCTGCGCCAAGTCTGCGCCGTCAGCGGTCGCCCGTTAACAGTCACAGCCAGCGGCCCGCGCGCTACGGTCACGCTAGTCCGACGCACGTACTCACCCAGCGTCTCGCCGCGGTGGAATGCAACGTGCGTCACCTCCCGGCCGGCGCCGACCAGCGGGTGCGGCAGACTGACCAGATTCGGCAGTGGTTGTTCTGACATGCTGACTCCATAATGAAAAAACCCCGCAATAGCGGGGAGTTTTATGTATTTTATGCTACTTTATGCATATTTCAGGGTCAATTATCTGGTCTATGTACTTTTTAACTCTATTTTTCCACCCATCAGAATGTAACCACACTCTAACCTCTGTTTTTCCTGATTTCTCTATGGCTTCGGCATAAACAATGGTTGCAATACTTGTTAAGCCAGGAAGTTGAACCATTCCGACAGCCATAGATCTATCAGGGCTTCGTTCAAATCCAAGGCTGTCAGCACACATTTTTCTCGCCTCAAAGCTCCGCTGCATAAACCCATCAAGGGTTGCGTCAACCTTGTAGACCTGGATCAAAGCCGGGCTCTCCTTGAGCTGGGCTGGAGATTTATTGAATGGAGCGGAAGCGCACCCAGACAGCACCAGGACGGCTGCGGCGCCAGCAAGAATTTTTCCCATGTTTCCCACCTGTGTTACCGACGCCATTAGGGTAGCGCTAGCTGCCTGCTGAGTCACTACCTCTCTCTACCGCTGTACCGCTCCTTCCTCGACTTGTTAGACTTGATAGCCAGATGACATGCAAGGCAAAGAAGGAAAGAAAATGGGTATTGACAAGCAGATAAAAAACAAAAATCTTAACAATGACGTTAATAACGCTGAAGTAGCTAGACAAACATCAGGTAACGCGGTGTTTTGTGACATTAATGCCTCAGAGTTAAGATTATGCAAACACGGTGATCGCCTAAAATTATGGTCAAAACCAGGATATGAAATGATCCATGCATACCGATCTGGTTATGTTGGAGGTTTAGGAAGAGTTCTTTCTATGCGCAAATCAGATAACTACGAAACATCAAAAATGATTGATCAGTTTGTTGATCTTTGGCTTGAGGTGGAAAAATTAGGAGAAAACACTTGCTTACTTACGGTTAGAAGCAAAAACGAACATGAAGAGTCAAATAAAAGAAAGCTACAATCAGATAATTACAGGAAAAAAATATCAGTTGCATACAAACCAAAATCTGAAATTTCTATTTTTCTTCACGTCCCTATTGAACATCAAGTTAATATAGGACAAATTCTAAAAATGAGATGCGATGCAATTGAAAATTTCCTATACGAAATGAATGACATAGAACTTGAGGACGCTGAAGGAAATATAGTTGCAACAACAATTGGAAGCAGAGCAAAAGAAATAAAACTACTTAAGGCAAAATTTAATGGTTATGAGCCATTAATAAAAATTATATCTGTATCAAAAGATAAAATAACCACACTAGGAAATGGCCTGCCTGCACCTAACTCTATTTTTTGGAGTGTATATAATGCTAGTGCCGTTGTATCTTTTAAAGCAACTCTACAAATCGACAAAAACATTACTGTTAATAATTTAAATGAATAGTAAGCAATTATCTCCACCGGTAAAACCCTTCGATCCTGACCCCTCCCGGCGCCAGATCGCGCAGCCGCTGGCGGATCACGGCCCCAAATCCCTCATCGGCATGCAGCACCCACCACTCGCCGCCGAGGTCGCACATCACGCCGATGTGCTGGGCGCGGCCGCAGCAGATCATGATGACCGGCTGCCCGTCGATGGGATCGTCGACGCGTTCGGCTACGTCGAATTTCTCCCGCTCGATCTGCGCCGACCGTGCGAATGCGCCCTGCCACCGCTGCGCCGGCACCTGGACGTCGATGCCCAGCACCTCCCTGGCCACGCGTTCGGCCAGAGCAGCGCAGTCCTGATCGCCCCGGATGTACGGCTGGCCGATGTACCGCTCAGACCAATGCATATTCCCTCCTCAAAACAGACCCGGCGCAGTGCGCGGGTCGAACCGGATCGCCACGGCCGGCAGGTTGAGCGTGTCGGTAAACCCCAGCTCGCCGGTCAGCGAATACTGGTCGATAGACAGCCCGGTCAGATCCATGGTCAGCTCGTACTGGATCGTGTCCGGCTCACTGCGCAGCATCTGGATGATGCGGCAGGTAGCCCCATTCCCGCCGTTACTGACATCCATCCACTGAGTCAGGTCACGGCCGATGTTGTCAACTTTGAGCTGGGCTTTCGGCACTTGGCCGTCGACGTCGTCCGGCAGAGTGCATTCAAATTCACACAATTGGTACAGATCGCCATGCAGCGTGATGTCCTGTGTGTCACGCACCACCCTGACCGGAATATCGAGGTCCTTGTGATCGATCTCCAGCAGCATCAGCAGCGGCTCGTCGGCGCTGGTGGCCGCGATGTTCGCGCGAGCGCGTGGTGTGTAATTGCCGGGCATGAAAAAACCCGCTTTCGCGGGCTCCTTGTTGGTTTCTCTTTAGCCGAGTGTCTCGATCTTGCAGGACGCCTTCCAGATCTCGCTGGTCATCGCCTGCCACGGCACCTTTCCGTCGACGATGCGCACCCGCCGGCTCTGACCATCAACCGGATCGGTCCAGGTGAACCAGCCAGCACCGCCGGCTATGTCCTCTCGGACGAACCGGTCAAACTCTCGCCGGTCGGCCAGCGTCCGGGCCAGCAGCGTGACCTGGCGTGTCACGATCGGGATGGAGTAGCGCGGGCGCTGTTTTGCCACGCCGCCGTCCATTTCCGTCCGCAACACGCCATAGTCGATGTCCTCCTCGAACCCCTCACGGATTACGCTGATAGCGCGAGGGAAAACAGGTAGTGCCATCAGCGTCTCCCCATCATTTTCCCGATTTTCCCGTTCCGCTGGATGTCCTCCAAGACAATACCGATGACGTACTCCTTCCCATTAAACCTGACGTCAGACTGGGTCGCCGCAACGGGCTGGCTGGATTTGTTGATCAATTCGACCTTCATATTCGGAACGCCGGCACCAGCCGAAGCAGCGCCAACCTGGCCACCTGTAGCGAATCGACGCGTATTGATTCGGTCGAAAAATTCAGTGCCATAGTGGCTGACTGCCGACGCCTGAATCACGTACTCGCCATTCGATAACCATGCAGGGATGCTGTCGCTGGTCGCAGTGCCAGGGCCGGTAATATGGCCACCGGTTGCATGCCCAAACGAGCCGTACGAATACCCCCCCATGTAGTCCGGCGTTGTGCTGCCGAAATCCAGGTTGGTCGTTGCCGTGTCACCGCCTCCGATCCAACTACCGATCGCCGAGCCGAGCATGTTCGCCAGCGGGCTGATTGCCGCTTTGGCTGACATGCGGACCAGCTCCGAAATGAAGCTGTCTGCGAGGTCGGCTAACGACAATTTGGCAGTTTTCACAAACCTCACCGCCGCATCCTCCATGCCGGTGAATGCTCCAGTGAACGCCCCCTTCATCTGGCCAGCCTTGTCCTTGCTCGACTCGACATAGTCGTTGATGGCAGTGTTGGCGCCATTCCTCCAGTCAGCGTCAAGCTCCTTGGATTGGCGCATCGCCTCATTGATCCGGCCCTGCTGATCAGCCTCGGCCTGCATGGCCCGAAGGCGATCCGCGCTCGCACCGGCGGCGCTGGCTGATGCTGCCTGCGCTTCCAGAACTGCCAGCCGGTATTCGCCGATCTGGATTTCCGTCATCCCGTACAGCCGGTTTGTTTCCTCCAGTTGGTCGGCCTGCAGTTTCAATCCGGTCGCATTGCGGAACGATGCATCGACTTGCCGTTGAGCCTGGTCAGCGGCAAACATCTGGCTGACGGTCGATTTCACTTTCTCGGTCAGCATTTCCCACGATGCCGTCAACTTTAGGCGATCGAATTCCGCCTGAGCCTGCGATACCTCGCGCCACCCTGACGCCGCCGTAATGGATGCAGCGGCAAACTCCCGCTCTGACTGTGCAACAGACTGCGTCAGCCCCCGGTGCGTTTCATAGGCCTGCGACAAGATCTCCATGCTGGAGCCGGATGCGGCGACAGCAGCCTGTTGTTTCTGCATTTCAGGCGTCATCGCCCTCCATGCGTCGGTCGCTTTCAGCCCGATGAAATCGGACATCGTCCTGGTGTAGCCCTGCTGCGTGGCTTCCAGGGCGGCGAGAGAGGATCGCGACTCATCCTGCATTTCACGGATGCGTTTTTGCTCCTCAAGCGCCTCCGTATTAATCGTTGGCCCACCGACAAAATTTCCGCTGACATCGCGATCGAACTGGCCAAGCACACTGTTTGAGTACGCTCGTCCTTTCGGACCGAGCTTGCTTTTCCAGTCCCCACCGACACCAGCATCAGCAATCGCCTGACCGACCGTCCCCTGCCCAGAGTGATAGGCAGTCAGCGATTTATCGAGATCGCCATCGAACTTTGTCATCAGAAAATCGATGTAGGCCGATGCCAGTTGGCGACCATAACCAGCATCCTGACGCAACCGGTCCTCACTCCACTGAACTCCAGCCCTTTTTGCCAAATCAGGCCCGCTTGACGGCATGATTTGATACATGCCGATAGCGCCGGCGCCACTGGTGACTACCTGCCCTTTTTTATTCCCTGATTGGTAGAACTGCTGCCCGCCAGACTCAACCTGAGCAATTGCATCCAGCAAGCGATTGTTATCAACACGCGGCTGATTTGCAGCCTCAGCAAGGCGAACAGCCATGGCGTAATTTTTTTCGGTCTTGGCCCGATCTTCTTCGCTGAGACCCGCTGCTGCAGTAGTCGCACGCTCGTACTCGATCCGCAGTTTTCTCACAGTGTCGAGTCGACGCTCTTCCGGAGAAATGCCGGCGCGCGCCGCTTCAGTCAATGCCTCCACGGCTTTTACTGATAACTGGTTCTCTTCTCGCACCTTTGACGTTTGCTCAGCACCTTTTTTCTGAGCCTCAATCAATTTTTCAACAGCAGCGAGTTCTTTTTTCAGTTGATCAAGTTCACGCTGCTTGTCGTCATCCCAACTTGCAAGAGGATTGCCAGGCGCACGATTTTGCTCCAGCACAGCGATCTTCTGACGAATGCTATTAGCATCATCCTCGCTGGTAGTAGGCTTTCCCCAACTATTTATCCAGTCATACCCCTGCCCGGCACCCGACTTAATATCAGAGAGCAACTGATCAATCCAGCCAGCATTCTCAATGACTTTTTTCGCGGCCTTGTCGGACTCTTCAGACAGGCGGCGCTGCAATAGGATGGCGGCCTCTTGAGTACGGCCGAGTTTTTCGAGCGCGGCTACCTGGTAGTAGGTGCTGGCCGTCAGAAACCCATATTTCTCGCTCAGTTCGACAACCGACTTCACAGGGTCTTTTGCGAGATCGGAATATTCCTTGGCGACATCGCGAACGCTCTGGCCGGTGGCCTTTGCCCAGCGCACTGTGGAGAGCGCAACTTCCTCCAGAACGTCTCCAGAAATCTTCCCGCTTTTTACCAGCTCCAGCACCGCGTCGCTGGCGTTGCCCCACTCTCTGGTAGTCTCCGCCACGCGCCCGCGCAGCGCATCCATCTGGCTCGCAGTAATGCCGGCGGCGTTTCCGGTCAGGGTCAGCGCATTCTGGTACTCCCGGTACTGCTCGGCGCCTTTGTACATCCCGTAGCCGATGGCAGCAAAAGCTGCTGCCAGCACCGTCAATGGATTTACCAGGCTCAGCAGGTAGCTGCCCATGGCACGCGCAGCAGGCCCGATTCCACCAAACATATCTTTGAGCTGGCCGCCCTGCTGCAACAGCACCGTCAGCGGCTGTTGGCCAGCCTGCAGGGACACAACAATGTCGGTGAGCTGGGCCGGCACGTTCCGCAGCGCCGCATTCATTGCGGCAGTGGACATCCCGGTTTTGCCAATGCCGGCCTCGGCCTCTCGCAGCCTGGCGATGAATGGAGCGGCTTTATCCGATACTCCAATTTCTGCGGCCTGCAGTTCAAGCAAGTCGGCCCGGGTTTTGCCGATAGCATCAGACTGCTTTTTCAGTCCGTCTATAAATGCCGTCTGACCAGACAGGGTGCGCTCTGCGGCATCGGCTTTTTCAAGCTCCAACGTCCAGAACCTGACATATTCGCTTGCCTGATTCAGTTGGCGAGCATCGTCAAGTTTTTTCTGGAATGCCTGGTCATCGGCGAATTTACGCGCAGCCTCTGCTGCTGCGTCAAGCCGGTTTTTCGTCTGATCCAGCTGATCAAGGTACGGGCGCAGCGCACTGGTATCTATGCCACGCTGGCCGGCGAGCGCCAGATAATAATCTGACCCGCTTTTTGCGCCAGCCTCCATGGCAGCGATCGTACGCTGAATGGAGCCGACCATATTTCGGGTCGCAGCCTCTACGCGACGATTTGCGGATTCGCTGCTACTGCCAAGATTTTCTGCCCTGCGGTTTACATCATCAATTGCACGGCCAAATGTTTTTGCAACCTCCGATGCAGACGCAATTTCTGCGTTGAAACCTGATGCATCAGCGCCAAACTGGATTTGGCCGGCTTGAATATTGCCCGTCATGGAGGCGCCCCTTACAAAAAAACAGCCAGGGGCGCCCCCTGGCTATGATTCACGCTGGCTGTAAATTTCGTCTAGCGCTGCCATTTCCATTATCTGAATGTCAGCCTCCAGACGATCAAGATCCTCAGCGGATGCATCCATTCGATCAATTTTCCGGTAGAGGATGTTGTAATCCAGCCCGATAGGCCCACTGGGGCCGGAACGCCACTGTGTCTGCATCGAAATGAATAGATCGAACGATTTCCGAGAGGTAGGCCATATCTGAACTGGTGAGCTGGCTACGTCCTCTGGCCTGAAACCAAATGCGGCCAGCTCGTCCGCTTTTGGTGATGATTTGTAAATTGCTCTGGCCAGTTCGATCAGTTTTTTTCGCGGGCGCCGATCAATTCGCTGGAGTAGACCAGGAAAACAGCCTCGACGACGCCGAAACGTTTTTTCACCAGGGTGGCGATGTTTTCGTCATCGAACGGCTGGGGGAGGTCCCATCCGGTCACCACTTCCTTGATAGTGGCAACATCGTCTTTGCTTTCCTTTGCCACATCGAGAAATTCACGGTACTCGTCCGGAGTCCTGAATTTGAACGTGAATTTCACCGGGTGCGGCTTACCGCCTGGAACATGGATATTCACCTGAGCAACAAACGTCGGCTCCGGAGTGAGCTGGAACTTGCTGGACATATTTTTTCCTCGCAGTGGTTACTACGGCCGTAATTTCACGGCCAGGCAGGTGGTTGGTCAGTCGGCGTAGCGCACCGGCTGGGAAATGAACGAGAACGAGCCGGAGCAGGCCATCACGCTGTTTTTCTGCATGGTCGGGGTTCTGTTGAACGACACATAGCAGTAGCACAGCCAGACGGCGCCATTCGGGAATGTCATTTTCACGACATACGGCTCACGCGATTCGGCCGCGGCTTCCATGATCTGGTAGCCGGCCAACGACGGGTCGTCGGCGATGCTGACGGACATGCTCTGCGCGCTGCGGGTCGTCGGGATCTGTTTATCGTTGGCATCCCGCAGAAATCCGTAGTTGGCAAACTGCTGCTCACCGCCGGACGTGCTCAGCTCAAGCACCTGGTCAATCTCCGTGAATGCAGAAACCACGCGCACGCTGCCAGCGCCGCCACTCGGGAATTTCTTGACGTTGCTGGTATCGCTGCCCTCCAGCTCGAATGTGTCGGCCATGGGGTTTGCCACACGGAACACGGCGTCATTCAGGGGAGACCAGTTGGAGCTGACCACCAAAATGGTCCCATCCGTCAGGCCATGCGCAACAGCGCTGGCCACGGCAGGCTTGGCATTGCTGATGCTGGCGATCGGTTTCGCGGTGCCGCCCGGGGCGGCGATTTCGATAATGGTGCCGTTCGGCAGTTGGACCGCCATGGATTTTCCTTTCGGGCATGAAAAAACCGCCTTTCGGCGGTCGGTGTTGAAACGGGAACGGCAACCCTGCTATCCCCAGAGACTGAAATCCTGCATTGCCCCCCGTTTTCCGGCCACGGGGTCAGATAGCGCTGTAGCAGCCCCGATCGGGGTGCCCAGCAGCGGCGGCGTCACAACAGCATCCTCGATGGCGCGGATAAGCGTCATGGCATCAGCACGCGAATTGGCCCAGACATTGACCTGGATTCTCGCGTTCTTTTTGTCGGTGGGTCGGCCTTCCAGGTAGGCAAACGCCTGCCCTCCGACCTGCTGATAGGTCACATACGGATACGGCGTGTCCGGCGGGGCGTAGTCGGGGAAAATCCGGCCGTCCACCAGCGGGCCAACCACAGAAACAAGTACCGGCTCGATCATGGTTGGCCCTCCAGTTTCTCGGCCATCCGGCGCCGGGCGGCATCGAATGCGCCCTCCAGCCTGGCGTCGAATGCCGGCCGAATGTACGGATTTGCCGGAACCCACGCCGGCGTATCCAGTCGCTCACGCGTCGGCAGCCATTTGCCGTCGATCAGCCGGAATTTGTTCACACGCCAGTGGCCGTACTCGATCAGATGCCAGTGCGGCGCTCTGCGCTTGTTCACGCCGATCTGATAGACCTGCCGATCTGGTGACGACTGCTTATCGTCATGCCAGCGGTAGATTGCGGAACTGAGCAGCCCGGTATCAGTCGGAACCCGCTGCAGGACCTCGTTGTACAGCACCAGCGCCCCCTGGTGAGCCGCCGGCCGGAGCCCATCGGCCACACGCTGCTGGAGCTGGTCCAGTGCGGCCAGAATCCCGGATGCAGCCTGATCGGAATGGGTTGATTCACGGCTGAATACCTCTGCCCGTTTATCTCGTGCCATAGGTCACCTCACTGCCTCGACCACCAGGTCGATACGATCGTCAGCCGGCAGAACCGATTTGATTTCGTAGGCGACGCCTGCGAACAGCACGCGCCACGATGGGTCGACGGCACGCGGCCGGATACGGATGCTGGCCCGGGTCGTCTGTACCTCGGCGGCGCCGGAGCGAATCGTCTCGCTGCCGCTCAGAAAACGGACATTCGCCCAGATCGGAAGGCCAACGTCCTGCCAGCTGGTCACCGGCTGGCCCCAGTCATCCCGGCCGGCGGCCAGTTTCTGCAGGGTGATGCGTTTGTCGAGTAGCCCGGCCCGCATGTCACACCCCCGGGATGATGCGATGCGGACGCAACAGGTCGCGCGCACCGCGAGGCATTTCGCTGGCCGACACGCCAACAATGACATCCTCACGATTGGCATACAGGTGGCCGAGCGTCAGCAGGATGGCGGCACGGATCGAGTCGTTGGCCAGCATCGGAAATTCCCCGGCCGTACCGGCCGCGACTGCTGCGTCCAGCTCATCCTGTGCGGCATAAACCTTCCGGCCCAGGTAGTCGACGGACGTCTGCTCGGCAGCGCCGAGATACAGGGTGAGTAGGTCGGCATCGTCCGCCAGATCGGTGCGGACGTGCTTGGCCGCAAGCTCCAGCGAGACGAGCGACATCATGCACCGCCTTCCTGGTCAGTTTCAGCGGCCTGCGTAACTTCCTGTTCAGCCGCCGGCGGATCGTCCTTCTTGGGCTTTTTTCCATCGGCCGCCAGCACGCCCTCCGCTTTTGCCGCGGCCTCCAGCTCGGGCGGGCATTCGTCACCGGACTCAAACTGGGTCGGGTAGATTTCCTGATGCTTTACGCCGTAGAACGGCTTGGTGAACTTGGCCATGTTGGCTCTCCACGAAAAAGGGCGCCGAAGCGCCCCTTGGATCAGATTGAGTTCGATCAGGCCTCGATCGACAGCGCGCGCAGCGGTTCCGGATTCAGCAGCCCGCCGCCGACGCGCTTGGTGGTGTAGAACGACACGTACGGTTTGTTGGTGTACGGGTCGCGCAACACGCGCACGCCGATGCGGTCGAGCACCAGATAGCCCTGCTTGAAGTCGCCGAACAGGATCGGCGTCGCCGCAGCGGCAACGTCCGGCATATCAGGCACCTCGATCACCGGGAATCCCGACAGCGTCGACGGCTGTCCCGCCACATAGGACGGCTGCCACAGGTAGTTGCCCTGGCCGTCCTTAAGTTTTCGGATCAGCCCCATGGTTTTGCGGTTGAGAATGAAGCTCGCGTTGCCGGTGAAGGCGCTCGGCAGGCTGTAGACCAAATCAATGACGCTGTCCGCGGTAATGCCCGCTGCCGCTCCGCTCTTGACCTTGGCAATCGCGCCATATGGGTGCTTGGCGGCGTTGGCGTTGCCGGCGATGTAGGTCAGCAGTCCGGTCGGCTTGTTGGTACCGTCGCCGGACAGGAAGGCCAGACCTTCCTGGCGGGCAAACTCGGTCTGCACCTCGCCAGCCAGCCACGATTCGAGGTTGATCTCAGCATCGTCGAGGATCTGCTGGGTCGCGGCCGGGTTGGCGTAGATCTCGCCCGTACCGTAGGTGAGCGGGGCAAAGGTGCCGCTATTGGTGCCGGGGCGCGCTGCAGTCTCGCCGACCCAGCCGCTATTGGTTCCGCCGAGGTTGAACAGCTTGGTGAAGGAGCTGGTCGAGATGGGCTGCACGAATGCCAGCTGACGCATGGGCGAGACCAGCACCAGTTTGTTGGTGATGGTGCGGTCCCACTCGGTCGGGGTCAGGTAGCCGCCTTCGGCGTCGGCACCCTTGTTCAGTGCCGCCTGGATGTCGCCCTTCTTCATGTGGGCCATGAAGGCGTCGGTATAGGCCTGATCACGCGGGCCTGCGCCGGGCGCGCCCATTTGTCCGGCAGCCAGTTTGACATGCGCGTCCTCGACCTCCTTCTGGAGCTGATCGATATGCGCGCTGATCGCGTCGACTTTGGCGGCCTGGTCGGCAGCAGGCAGGCCGCGCTTGATGTCGTCCAGTTGCTTGGTGTGCTCGGTCTTGAAGTCGGCGAAGGCTTTGTTGAGGGCGTCGATTGCGGCGTTGACTTCGATGGTCATGGCTGGCCTTTCAGGGTATTGATTAGGGTTTGCAGCGCGCTGGCGTCTGCGGTTGGCGCTGCCGAATCACTCAGGCTGCGATGACCGGCCGAATAGCTCAGGCCGGACTTGAAATCAGATAACAGTCGCTGCGCTTCGCTGCGTGGCATGCCGCTGGATCGCAAAGCGGCCTCAATGCGGCGCACGGCGGCGGCTTGGGCGCCGGTGCCGTCCTGCTTGATGTAGTCGTCGTCAAGCAGCGCATCGGCCCAGCCGCCATCCACGGCAGCGGAGCCACCGATCCAGCTTTCCTTGTCCATCAACGTCTGAACTTGCTTGATGTCGATGCCAGTACGGGCGTGGTAGACGTCGGCCATCGCGGCGTCGAACGGCGCCATCTGCTCGGACATAGCGGCGAAGTCATGCCGATTGCCGGCGGCGAGGCACCAGCAGTTGTGAATCATCAGAAACGACGGGCGACCTATGCGGATTTCGTCACCGGCCATGGTGATGATTGAGGCGGCCGATGCGGCAATGCCAAGCACATTCACCGTGACGCGACCATTGTGTTCGCGCAGCAGGTTGTAGATGGCAACGCCTTCGAACATGTCGCCACCGGGCGAGTTGAGGTTGACGGTGACGTCGCGGTCGCTGCCGATGGCGCGCAGTGCGCCGGCCACGCGCTTGGCGGTCACGCCTTCTCCGGTCCACCAGTCTTCGCCTATCACGTCGAGGATGCTGATGGTGTTGTCGGCCGAGTCGCCAGCCGCAGCATTTATGGATGGCGTCCACTTGGCCAGCGCGGATGGCGAAATGAAGGACTGGATTCTGCCGTTGCGCGTGTCGGCGCGCAGCTCAGGCAGGTTGAGCAGGCTCATTGGCAGTTCCTTTCTGGGTCATGGGGTTGCGCAGCAAATCGGCGTTCTGGTCGGCCGACTGCGGCAGTTCGGACAGGTCACGCACTTCGTTCTGCGTCATCCACGGCGCATGGCCGCCGGCGCCAAGCGCCTTGGCGAAGAAGTCGGACTGATCCTTGAGCGTGCCGCGCAGCAGCGCCCGCTCGTTGAATTTGAAGTAGAGGGTTTCTTGCTCCGCATCGGACAGGAAGGCCCGGGCGAGTGCCTGCTCCCAAGCGATGAACCAGGGGGCCAGCGTGTACTGCACGAAGTAGATCGCCAGTTGCTCGACACCGCTCCCCCAGCTCGTGTCATCCATCATCAGTAAGGGGCGCGGCACGCCGTACAGGCGGGCGATTTCCTCGATCTGGTGGTTGCGGCTCTCGAGCTGCTGCGCTTCGGCGGCGGTGCTCGACCACTTGCTGGCCTTGGCGCCCTCCTCCAGCAGCATCCAGCTTCCGGCGTTATCGGCGCCGCCGTGGTTTTCGACCAGCGACTCGCGCATGCGCTGGTAGGCGTTATCGGACAGTGCGTTCGGCACTTCGATGGCGCCGGACGCCATCACGCCGGTCTTGAACACGCGATTGGCAGCCCTTTGTGCCTGCTGCGCGAGCTCAACCACTTCGCAGGCAAGCTTGCTGCGCGAGAGACCGGAAATGCCGTCGAGCGACAGGTCGCGCAGGTGAAACACCTCACGCGCTGGCAGCGTGATCACCAAGCCATCGGCCTGGGTGATTTCGTAGGTCATCCGCCAGTCCTGCGTCAGTACCGGCTTGGTCTTGAGCGGGTCAAGCGGAATCAAGCGGATCGGGCGGTTGCCAGCCCAGATCACGCGGGCGTAGCCGTTGCCGTGCAGTAGCGCGTGCAACTGCAGCAGCGTTTTGATCTCGATCGGCGTCTGCCAGTCATTCGGCCGGCACTTGACCAGTCGATGGGCCGGGTGGGCGTCGGCGGCAGCCTTTTCCGGCCCAGATTTGATCAGGTTGAGCGGCAGCATGCCGATACCGTTGGAAATCAGGGTCACGCAACGCAGCACGGCCATGTTGCGCAGGCTCTGAGTTCCGCCAGAAAGCTGGCCTAGCGTGCCAGAGCGGATGAACTCAAGTAGCGCCGGGTCATCCAGTCCGGTGAACGTCACGCCAGCCGCCTCGGCGCGCGGACGCGACGAGGCCTCCGCCGCGCTTGATCTGCGCCGGAAATAGTCAAACAGACTCATATCGTGTCGCGCCTTTAGAGGAAGCGGATTCCGTGTGATTCGTACACGGACGGACCGCGGGCTTTCGGGTTTTGCATCATCAGGGCGGTGGCGTTAAATGTGGCCATCAGCGGGTCAATCTTGGCCGATCCGCTGGCCTGCTTGGTGACGTTGACGGCATTGCCGACCGGCACGATGCGGGCATTACCGACGCACCAGTTCATCAGCGGCTGGCCGCCGTGCTTGAGCGCGCCTTCGGCCAGTTTTCGTTCGGCGGTCTTGATCGCGCCGGACAATTTCCATCCCTGCGAGATGCCGATGATGCAATCTTCCGGAATGCCGGCTTCCATCAGCGCGTCTAGAATCCCGCCAAGGCCAGCCGGGTCAACGCCGATCTTGTCGAGCAGGCCGGATTGGTAGATGCGCGCCGATATGTCGGCAACATCGGCCACGTCGTCGCCGATCTGGTCCACTACGGTCAAGTTGCCGTCGCGCTGAAAGTCGATCAGGCGCGAGGCGACGTCCTTGCGGCGTTCCAGCACGGACGGATGTGCCCAGGCATGGGTCCACAGCAGCCAGTTGCGCGTCTGTTTGTGCCGGCCGATGGCGGCATAGCCGAGCATGTCGTCCAGGCCGCCACCGTCAATGCCGATGGTGACGACTTCCGACCATTCAAGCAGGTAGTCCAGATCGACTTCGGCGGCGTTCTGTTCCCAGAAGTCGGCGCCGGCCCAGCGGTCTGAGCGCAAGTTGAGACCGATCTCGACGTTGCCATGCTTAGCCATGAAGCCGCGAAACGACTCTTCACCGCCGGCTTTGGCTATGGCGTATTCCCGCACGAGGAATTCACGGTCTACCGAGTAGCCGAGGTTTGGGTTCACCAACGCAAGATTCTCTGCCTGTAGGTGCGCCTTGCTCGCCACCATGTCGTCCGGGTGTTCGAAGATTACTGGAACAAAACGCTTGTCCTCAATCTTTCCGTCGCGCACGTCGCGGGCGTATTGCAGCTTCTTGCGGAATACGCCGGCTGGCGGGTCGTCCGACTGCGTGGTCAGGTAAATGACGAAGCCTTCGGGTCGAGAGGCGAGGCCGCCGATGGCTTCGCGCAGCATGTTTTCGGCGTTGGGCTGCTTTCCGAACAGCCACAGTTCATCTATCAACGTGCCGACCGATTTTTTCCCGCCTACCGTGTTGGAGTCGGCCGCCACTACCTTGAGCGTCGCGTTGGTCTGGCGATGGGTGATGGTCTTGATATGGGCCTGAACCTGCAGTAGGTCGTCCAGCTCGTCGTCGTGTTTCACCATGTCCCGGCTGGGCGCGAAGCTGTTCTGCGCCACCTCGATGGTAGGGGCCAGAATGGCAAACTCAGCCGACTGCCGCCAGTTCAGAATAATGGCGGTCATCATGATGCCGGCGGCGATGGTCGACTTGGAGTTCTTTTTCGGCAGGCAAATGAACCATTCTGTTATCAGTCTCCGCCCGCTCTCTGGATCGTAGGCGCCGAATACAGACGCAACCAGGTCGAACACCCATTCCGCGCAGGCCTCACCAAATGTCGGGCTACCCGGGGCATCGACAATCTTGAGTTGTTTGAATATGTCGAGCGCCTCATCAGCCTGGCCGGGGAATATCGGAGGAGGGATGATGCTGTCGCCACGCCTGAGCCTGTCTCCCCAGTCAGGGCATGCGGTGGTCCATTGCGGAAACGCCATCACTCACTCCCCACAACCCGCAACGGTGGTTTTCCTGACGAGAATCGCCCGGTGGATACCTTGGCGGCAGCCGCCTGTTTTTCTTCTTTTTTTCCACCCTCGCCCAACTTTTTGTGGGTAAACGGAAGCATGGCCTTGGCCGCGTCGATCCGCAGCTTCGGATCAAGTTTGTCGTTGTTCATGGCGGCCGTCAGGAAGACCATCGGATCGCTGTGCTGCATTGCCTGCATCAGATCGAATGCGGGCCCGGGCGCTGAGGCCGGGGCAGGCTCACCTTTTTCTTCCGCCGAACGTGCCGCAGTGATGAAGGCGGCGATAGCAGGGTCTTTAACAAGACGCGACCCAGCTGCCGAGGCGGTTTTTTCGCTGTATCCGGCGATGATTGCCGCGCCCCTATTGGATTTGCCGGCCAGAACGGCGTCGGCAAACGCCCTCTTCTTGCCTGTTAAAGCCATTAACAAATCCGTCCAGGGGGAAAATTTTCTGCGCGTGGGAGAACGGGTGGTCTATGGACCCAGCCTGCGCAGACTTTTGACGCCCCCCCTCCCCTTCAAGGCGCGCCAGCAGGCCTACGCAATGCCACCGTATCGCGTTCAGCCGGCTTCAGTCCTCGTCAGCCGCCTTCGATGCACGGCACGTCCGTATCATCGTCAGGACATCGTCGACGCTCTGCTGGCACTCGACAGTTCCGCCATCAAACGTTTTGATGTACGAGTTGATCCCATGCCGCTTGCCGGATGGGCTCGCCTCCATGCACCGGACAATCCCATCGGGGTTGAGCAACTGGCGGCCGCCTCTCGAATCAGTAACCTCGATCACGTCTACCCCCTACCTCTGTTCGGCAATCAATGCCTGCCCAAGTACGCGCCGCCAGTCGTCGCTGCCCTCCGGACAAACGTACCGCTGATAGCGCACGTCTCCCTCCCAGTAGGGCCTGACGGAAACTGCCTCTCGGACGTAGCCATAGTCGTTCGTCGGCCGGCACGGCACTGCCTTGCTGCACGCCGCTACCAGCAGCACCAGGGCTGCAGCGATCAGGCGAACCATCATCAGCCCTGCTCCTCTCGCTGTTTGTCCCTGCTGTGGTGTGTGGCGCACAGCGACTGCCAGTTGTTGCGATCCCAGAACAGCACCCGGTCACCACGATGGGCCACGATATGGTCGACCACCGTAGCAGCAGTGACGCGCCCATCAGCCTGGCACATGACACACAGCGGATGCTCACGTAGGTATTCATCGCGCGCAACGCGCCATTTGTGGTCATAGCCGCGCTTGGCGCTGGTCATGCCGCTGGTGCGCCAACTGCCCGGCTGCATCACGGCGACGCGGTTCGTTGCCAGCGTGGCAAGACGCGGCTTTAGCGTAGGGAGTGACATCAGGGCCACTCTTCAGCGATGCCAGCATCAGCAAACACGAGACTGCCGACCACCTTGATGAATACGGGCGGAGGGTTGACCCCTGACCCGTCACCAATGGTGACATCGACCACCCCGCACAGGCGATGACCGTCGACCTCGATACCAGAGATGCGGCCGGCGCACGTTTCCACGCGGATATTCGGTTGACTGCCCTTACATTCGATCACGGGCATACGGCCACCCAGTCGGCGCTGTCGTCCGGATCCAGGTTCTCATACGGAACGGCAGCGGCCATGCCGTCGGTCATCACGACCGCGCCATCCTGCTGCACCAGCGACGCGCCACCGTCCCACTCCGGGATGACCCGGCGCACACTGGTGCCGATGGCAACGCTGTCCAGCGCCTCGGCCTTGGTCATCGCCTGGCGCTGCGCATGCGCGCCCGGCTGGAACTGGTCATCGTCCTTGTTATCCCATCCCATTGCATACCCTCCAGAAACGGAAAAACCCGCCGGAGCGGGTCATTGGTTACTCATCATCGTCATCAAACGGGGTGACATCGCACATCTTGCCGCCGCCGGGCTGAGCCATGTCAGCCGCCAAGTCAGCCTGCAGCACCTGAATGGCCCACGCCAGCGCCTGAGCCCCAGTCTGCCGGCAGGACGTCGAGTTATCCGAGCGGAACCCGGCGAACGTGATTCTGTCCTGAGCGATGGTGACCGTGCCCAGTCGGGTCAGGTGCGACGGGTCGCAGTGTTCGGGGCGCATTACCAGGCCGTGACTCATTCGTGGCTCCTGTCCAGATGCAACAAAGCCCGCGCGCGGCGGGCAGAAAAAGACAAGGGGCGCCGAAGCGCCCCATCACAGACCGGCAAGCTTGTCATCGCTTTCCGGCCCGGCTCCCGACAAGGGAGTCTCACAAGTCCATTACTGGGTCATTCAAATGCGGACTGCTACATACCTGCGCACCGATCCACACTATGAAAATGATTGTACTTTTAGTCACGCGGCGATGCAAGCATTTCGATGCGAATTTTTGCATGATGGGTGGCTGATGTAGCCAATAAGCAGAAGTTCAAGTACGTCAAGACCAGCCTGCATCCTGATGCCAAGCACCCGGCGCGCCTCATCCCACCTGCGGCCAGCCGTTCTCTGGCTTAGCATGAACGTCTCCCCGATCAGCTCTTGGCTGCGCGCCAGCCGCTCGCCATCTGCCCACCCGCGTGCCAGCTCCCGGCGCAGTGCCGTCGGCCAGCCGGCCGGCAACAGGTCAGCAGCAGCATTGATCGCCCGGATGTCACCGGTGAAATAGGCAGCGATCGCAGCCTGCTCGGCCTCCGGCAGCCGGCTGACTTTGGCCAGAATGTCGACAGCCATGTCCTTCAGCTCGCCCGGACTCATGCCACCGAACGCCGGCGCACTGAACTCGCCGTAGCGCGCCGATTTGACCGGGATGGCCTCATTCATCTGGAACGCCCAGCCCACCAGTGCGCGGATCGTCGAAAACATCATGCCTGCCCCCTCTCGTATTGCTTGATCCTCACCAGCAGCCGCCCACCTGGCACCACATCGCCACGGCTCACCACCAACCGGTCAATCTGGCTGTCGTCGTCCCATGCGCCGCCATGGGTGAGGCTGTCCAACGTGGCCTTGAGGACGTTGTCCAGATCGCGCCGCCTGCGGTCAGGCGGGCACACCAGCATTTCTACGGTCACCCGGCCGGTCATGCGCCGCACGCGCTCAACCAGGCATAGCGCCTGCACCTCGGTCCGGTACTGGCGCCCCTTCTCGCTCAGCAGGTGACGGCCGGCCAGCGCGCCCTTGTTCGGGCTGCGCCAGTAGGTGTTCGCGCTGGGCGGATACGGCATGGTCAGCTCGATCATGCTCGACCCCATCCGGCGGCAACGCGCGCCTTCACGTCAGCCGCCAGCTGCTCATCCTGTCGCGCCAGCCATGCGATCAGGTCGCGCCGATAGGCCTGGTGGTGGATTCCGCGGCAGTAGCCCAGAATGAATTTGGCGTAGAAATCGGCATCGCCCAGTTTCATTTCGCCACCTTCACCAATCCGAGAGCAATCCACCGGCGCCACGTCCGTACCATCGCGCGGCGCATGTAGAACAGCCGGTCCTCCGTGCTCAGGCTGCCGGCCCGGCCGTCGATGGCGTCGTGGCAGGCGGCACAGCCGAACACGGCGCAGATGTCGTCGGATTTGCGTGCCATGCCGTGGGACTCGTCTGGCAGGTGGCACAGCACGGTGGTGTCAGTCCGGTGGTTGCACACGCCAGCAATCTGCAGCGTGCATTGCTCGCCCTCGGCGCTGTCACGCAGGCGATTGCTGATGATCCTCCCGGTATCTCGCGCACCAGTGCCTATCGTTCCGCCTGGCCGAGGGACGATTTTCGATGCCATCATCGCGCGCCCTCCGCATGCAGAGGATCTGCACTGAACCGCACGCCGCGCTCGGCGCCGAACGCCTCAATGAACGTGATCATGTCGTTCATCTGCCGGATGCTCATTTTGCTGGTCCGCTGGCCGACAGCGACAAACCCATTGCCGTCAATGTTCGGCACAACCTTGGATTGCATCAGGCCGGCTGACAGCAAGTCCTTGAATTCCTCCGCTGTCAGCTTTCTGCCGTGCCAGTCGGTCTGCTCGGCCAGCTCGCCGAGGCGGACCCACATCAGGGCATTGGCCTGGGCGCTGCGGATACTCACGGTTTTGACGGACACCTCGACCCCCTTGGTTTCCTCGCCCATCAGGTCGCAGACGAAATTCCAGACGTGGAGCATCACGTCCCGCATGCGGCTGTGGCCGGCGATAACGAATGTCTGCTGGCTCATGCCGCCACCCCCGCAAACATGTCGACCTGCCCTGCCTCGGTCTCGTCCCACAGCAGCGCGGCCCGGTAGGTGTCGCATTCGACGCCCGTCGCGGGGTTCAGGCGCGGCGCGCAGACCACGACGGCACCCATGTGGCGCAGCTCATCCAGCCGGGCGCAGACGCTCGACTGGAACATGCCCAGGTTCCCGGCGATTTCCGCCCGCAGCAGCGGAACCCGGCTGCGACGCAGTAGCGCGAGGATCTGCTCGCACTGAGTGCCGGCCCGGCCGCTGGCGCGGTGGTTGCGGTAGGCGTTGTTGCGTGTGGTGGTGGTCATGCGGCGACCTCCTGTGGCTTGCCCAGAAATTTGCGCAGGGTATCGCTGACAGGCAGGTTGAATTTCGCACGGGCCTCGGCGGCGTAGCGGCAGGAAATCGTCGGCCAGTCGCGAGGGGCGTCGTTAATTTTCTCGGTCCAGCTCAGGTCGACGCCGGCCGGGTATTTCGACGCACGCGGCGCCAACACCTGGTCGCGGGCCTCCGACAGCATGCGGGACACGTCTGCCTCGTTGCGGGTCGTTCGGCCAGGCGCCGGCAGCGACTGTTCGGGCGGGGCTGCAGCCGGGATCGGCCTGCTCACGTCGGCGGCAGCCTGTTCCCAAGCGGCGCGCCAGCGACCGGCCAGATCGCGCCACGACAGGTGCTGCATGTCGCCGCCAACGCGCTGGGCAGCCCAGAAATGGCGCGGGCTCGGCCACCGCTCCGGCTGGCCAGCATGGCGGCGGACCATCTGGTCGGCAGCGATGTAGAACGCGGTCTCCGGGTCAGCGCTGGGCTGCGGGCGGCACAGAAGCAGGAATTCCGGCAGTGTCGGTGGCCATTTCTGGGTTTTGCATGCGTCCAGCCCGGCACGGATCTCGACCCCAGTCAGGCCGGCCAGCGCATCGGCCCAAGTCGATTTCATCTCGCCAGCGTCCACCGAGCCCCACATGTCGGCAAAACGGTTTCCGTACATCGCAGACAGGCGTTTGAACAGGCGCTCGACCCAGGCGGTCGACAGCGGTTCAGACGCGCTGGTATTCAGCATCGACGGTGCGAGCATGCTGGTCTCCTCGGGATTTGCCGGTCAGTTCGGCGATGGTGTTGGCACGACGGTCGGCGACGTTCAGCGATGGCTGGCCGGATGGCATGCGCCGCTGAGAGAACTGCGCGGCGTTCCGCAACCAGTTCCGCAGCGCGGCGTCCCAGTCGACGAACAGGCTGCGTTTCGCAACGTGGTAATCACGGAACTTGTCGAACTCATAGCCCAGCGGAACCTGCAGTTCGTCGGCGAGGTGCCGGTGGGCATCCGATGGGGCAAACCCGTCAGGCAGGGGCGATTTGCGGCTGACCGGTTTCGCGGGCGGCACAACCTGAGCGTTAGCGAAGGTTGTAGTAGTCTCTGCAGTAGTCTCTGCTCTTTTAGCTGCGCGTTTTTCGCGTGACATGTTCTGCGTATTCCGCGAATCCTGTCCCGCGTTTTCCGCGCAACTGGAATCGGCGTTTCTGGCGTGGTAAATCGACGCCAAAATCGTGTTCAAACGGTCCGCATCCAGCCGGTAGTACGGTTTGGCCGGCATGCCTGCGCGGCGGTACTCGATGACCCCGAGGTTGACCAATGTTCGGCGGGCGGTCTCCAGCTCGCGTTTCGTCAGGCCGATCTCGTCACGCCATTCGTCTGCAGTTTTGTGGAACCAGTCGCCGTTACCGGTGCGCGGGTGCCAGTAGTGGATCTGCGACAGCAGTAGCGCAGCATTGGCGCAGCCGGTCACGTCGACGAACACACGCTGGAATGCCACGGGTCGCTCCAGCATCGACAGGAAATTGATACCCACGCCCTACTCCTCCACCGCGTCGCAGAACGCCGTCAGCTCGGGAAGCAGCGGGCGCAACAGGTTGGCAATCTCCCGGTGCTCGCGGCGATCCACCTTGCCATCGGCCACGGCCTCGGATTTGGCCCGGATCACGTCTGCCAGCTCGCCGATCTGGCGTAGGCAGAACGCGGCGCGATCGGCCTCGGTCATGCCCTGCTCGCTGAAATCCACGCGGTCGCTGCCGTAGCCGGACAGGACGTTCTGCGCATAGCCGGCGCGCAGGGTCTCCAGCATGTCGAGAATGTCTTTTGCCGTCGGCGAATGCCCGAGGTCATCAGGGTTAAATCGACCGGATAGCACCACATGCGCATTCACCCCAGTCCGCCCCATTTCGCTGGCCAGCGCGGGGTAACCGCCAGGGTGACGTCTGACATCTTTGCGAAACGCGACGAACAGCGCCCGGTGAACGACTTTGACGTGCTGCTCAGATTTCGGTTTTTCCATGATTTTGCTAAACCTTTGTCATAGCGCCGGGGGCGGTTACGATGCGGTTGTTGGTGCGGGTGATGAGGCGCTATTGCGCGTACCCCGCAAGGCTTGTTGCTTCATGACCTTGCGGTGCAGCTTAAGCAGCGCTTCCCCGCACCCCCATGCCAGGCGATCGCCCCGCTTCCCATTCAGAAGGAAGCTGATCTGCGATTGGCTTATGCCTGTTCTTGAGCTGATTTCGCCTTGGGTCATGCCTGACTCAATCAACTCTCTGACGATTTTTTTCCAGTCCATGATCAATTAAATCACGTTTGTGATGTTTCCACAAACACCAACGTGTTTGATGTAGGAATTACATTTGTGATATGAAAACTTTCGGCGAACGCGTCAGAGATCGACGCATAGAACTCGGCATGACCCAGGGTGAGCTTGCGCGCAGCGCGGGCATGAAAAGTCAGTCTGGCATTGGAAACATAGAGTCGGGCCGAAACTCAGGGTCGAGGGGGATTGCCTCGCTCGCAAAGGCGCTCAAGGTGAACCCCTTGTGGCTGGAGAAGGAAGAAGGGCCAAAAGAGCCCAAGGACGCACTTGATGGCAACGTTTCTGCGGGACCAATCATAGGGGGCGAAGTGCCTGTTATATCGTGGGTGCAGGCAGGCAACTGGCAGTCGGTAGTCGACAACTTCCAGCCCGGGTTCTGCGAGGAGACCGTAACAGTTACGGTGCAGGTGAGGCGCCACACGTATGCTCTGAGAGTTCACGGAGACAGCATGGCGCCGGTTTTCCAGGAAGGTGACGTGCTGGTCATTGAGCCGGAAATGGATCCAGAGCCAGGCCACTACGTCATCGTCAAGAATGGTGACGATGAGGCCACGTTCAAAAAACTGGTGAAGGATGGTGCGGACTGGTACTTGAAGCCACTTAATCCAGCCTACCCCATGAAGCCGATGTCTGAGGCAATGAGGATTGTTGGCGTTGTCAGGCAGCGCATAAGCAAGTTCTGCTAGCGCCCACCATCACTCAAAAGACAGGCCCGCACATCGCGGGCCTTTTTCTTTTCCCTGCCGCGTTGTCACGCTGGCAAACACAGCGGATCACAACCGTGAAAATAAAAATCACATTTGTGTTGACCAAATTAATCACGTTTGTGATACTTGCATCAACACCACGGCAACACACCGCCGCCGATCTCTCACAACCCACAAATCGCCCGGTCACGGGGCGCGAGGATAGGAAGCCTGCATGCAGCAACGCCGGCGGCCCACCAACTCGTAAACCTTGGAGCACCAGTCCGACGCGCTTGGCGCGGCGGTCGTCAGTCCCTTCCGATCTACGGCGGGAAACGATCATTGCGGCCTGGATTCAACACAGTGACAGCTGCCGTGCGCTACAGCACGGAGGATGGACGGCGACCACGGCCGCGACCGAGCAAAGGGAGGAACGGGTGGATGTGGCAGGCGGGTACGGGGCCACGGACGGCGCGCAGCGCACCCATCACCAGCCGCGTGGCGAGCGGCGTAACGCATCCAACCGGCCTTACGACACGCATGAAAACCCAACCATCAGCAGGACGAGCACCGCCCAACCTGCGCCGGACGCTGTAACCGGCACACGGCCTCACCCGAGGCCGATCACCAAAGCCCCGTGACAGGCGGTTTTGGTGTTCAACAGGAGGAGCGCAGGATGAATGGGAATGAGCAGTTCGCCATCGGCGACAAGGTACGCAGCAAGAAAACCGGGTTCGTCGGCACCATCAGTAAGCTGATCATCGACAAGGAATCGACGTACGTGATCGCACGCGAGAACCCGGCGCTGTTTGCCGGATTCGCTCGCATCTACATCGGCGACCTTGAGCACGTCGCAGCAGATCCTGCCCCGGCAGAAAGCAGCATCACCGAAACGGTGATCCTCGGCCAGGACAAGCCCACCAAGCCGATCGGCGGCACGACGTTTGTCATCGACTTCAAGGTCTCCGACGAAGGCAAGGCACTGCTCGACCAGCTCCAGCTCGCAGCCGAGAACGCCAAGGCGGTCGGGCTGACCAGCGGCAGCACCGAGCCCAAGGGCCTGTCCAGCGACGACAAGCTCGCCATCAAGGAAGTCCTGCTGGATGCGGCGAGGGGCGGCCATCTCACGAAGATGATGGCCTACGAACTGATCGAGCAGTTCAGGCAGGTGGATGCGGCTTAGAAGGGCATATCCCCATCATATATTGGCGCCGTCTTTGCCTGCAGTGACAGGCGAAAACTCTCGATTGGTGAGCTTGAAAATGGGAGAACCTTCTCGTCGTGCTTCACCTCCCCGATCGAAACATTCCACTCCTTGTTGGTAAATTTCTGCAGAACTTCGGCCAACGATCGCTCCAGATCAGCGACTGAAACTTCCTTGATTGAGGTGCTTTCCATGAAGGTCTCCAAAGAGCAAATCCTGAATTCATTTCGGCGATTTGCGGTGCTGTTTGACGTGCCAGAGCATAGCCGCTCGGATGAGCTGCTGTGCATATGGTACGAAATCTTTTGCCAGGAAGATGTTGATGCGTTCAAGGGTGCATGCAACAAGTGGATGCGAACGGGGGCGCGCTGGCCGCTGCCTGCGGACTTGCTCGCAGCGATGGATGGGCCCGGCGCCCATGGCCCCTCAGTGCCGGCAGAGGCCTGATCATGGTCAACATCGGCGACGTGGCGGTCTACACCCCTCGCAAGGGGGGGGGCTGTTGAGGTCGTGGTCGACTCGTTCACGGAACGCCGTGTGCGAGTCGTGAGGCGGAACGGCCTGTCGTTCCACATGTTCAACGTCAGCCCGGCAAATCTGCAGACACTGCACGCCGGGCTGCTTGATCGAGGAAGTGAGGAATCAGATCTTTGTGGCCCCTGACAGGAACCCAGCAAAGATGCGCTCGCTCAAGGCCTTGGTGATTTCGTGGATCTCTTCAGGATGAAGGACATGCCCGCAGCCAACGCAGGCGTAGCTGTCCGGCCCCTCGCTTGTCTCGGCGTACTTGAGCTTATCGCCAGTGCATTCCGGGCAAGTGATGGGGGTGTTGATAGGAGTAGTCATGAGCATTTCTCCCAATGATTAGTTAGATGGCATTGCTCATTTTATGCATCATGACGAAAATTTCTATCCGAATTTTCTACCGCTGGTAAATTTTTTTCTCAAAGGATAGGCATGTCAGAACAACGATTCCCGATCCCATTCGTGACTGTCGATGATGCCGTTGCATCGGCGCAGGTAGCCGAAAGCCTGGCTGCAGATCTGGATAAGGGGCGGTGGGAATTTCTGGTAGAGCCGTGGACGCGGGTGCGTGCCGGCGCCCACGTCGTCATCCCCTACTCAGCCTGGATGAAGATCGAGGCCGAGCTGAGACGCGGGCACAAAAACGGAAAGGCCCCGACTGCTGAGTAGCAGCTGAGGCCTTCCCGGTCCCTACGGAAGAACTTTGCTTTCAACGCAGGGGCAATTTCAATATAGCAGCACCGCTTTGTGGTGCAAGGTAAAGCGGTGCTGCTGAACGCGGAAAGGCCCCCAGGCATGCGTTCCGGGGGCCTTCAGCCACTCCGGACCATCCGGCAGGCCTACGATGAATGTAGGAAACACTTAGCAACAATTCAAGAAATCGCCCGGCCCTGTGCCGGGCTTTCTCATTTAGGAGACCGACATGGTCATGACCGAACTGGACGACGCCACGGTGCTGCGGCTCCGTGCTCAGGGCTATCGCGCGAAATGCATCATCCGGCGCGGCATGACCCTGTTCTTCATCTACCGCTGGAGGATGTGATGGGACCGATCCGCCGCCGCATTTTCACCCGCGACCCCGAGCTGTCGCCACTGGACATAGCAGTAGACACCGCGCTGATGGTACTGGGCACCCTGTTCTACGCCGCTGCTGCTGCCACTCTGGCTGCCATCTGCTACGACGCCGTGCCGCTGGACCTGCTGTGGAGGCTGCTGCCATGAGAATGATCGAGGCGCCGCTGGGTGCCGCCTGGCACTCGAACGACCCACGGTTGGGAGCCGACCCGTGCCGGCAGGACGAGGCCAACGATCTGACCACTGCCGCTGATATGGCCGTGACCGACATCGAGGCCGCTGCTGCTCTGGTGCGCTGCGGGCGGTTTGCCGAGGCCCGGCAGGCGCTGATCGATTCGGCGCGCGACCTAATGAGCAGCCTGCAATGAGGGCACCTCTCACACAGCGCCAACTGCAGGACTACATCCACCGGGCGCGGGAACGACGGGCGTCCGATGCCGGCGGGCCAGCACGCGGGAACGAATACGACCGACGCCGGGCTGATGCTCGGCGTTTTCGCGAGAGCCTGGACGAGCTGATCAGCGCCGTGTTCGGGCCTCGCCGGGATGGACACAGGGAGAGATAGCAATGAACGAACAGTCAACCCAGCAGGCGCTGACCACACGCCAGGAGTTTGGCGGCGCCAGCGCCACTTTTGCAGTCCAGGAAACCGCTGCGACAGCGATCGCCGCCCAGGCGAAGGCCATGGTCGAGGCACGCTATGTGATGGCGCTGCAACGCCCGCGCAACTGGGATCAGGTACGGCAGGACCTGATGAAGGAATGCCGGCGGCCGACATTCGCCAACAACAAAAGCGCCTACTACCGCAAACCGATTGGCAACGGCGTGGAAGGCCTTGGCATTCGGTTTGTCGAGGTGGCGTTGCGCTGCATGAAAAACGTCCTGGTGGAAACCACCATGATTTTTGAGGACGACCGCAAAGAGCTGCATCGCGTATCCGTCACCGACCTGGAATCGAATCTCACCTACCCGCTGGATGTGCGTGTCTCGAAGACCGTCGAGCGCTCACGCCCGATGGATGACGGCAGCTACATAAGCGTCCGCACCAACAGCTACAACCGGCCCGTGTACACGGTGCTGGCCACCGAAGACGACCTGCTCAACAAGCGTGCGGCCCAGATTTCCAAGGCGATTCGCACGCTGGGGCTGCGCATCATCCCCGGCGACATGCAGGACGAGGCCGAGGAAATTATCAAGGCCGTTCGCCTGGACGAGGCGGCGCGAGACCCGGACGCCGAGCGCAAGAAAATCGCCGACGCTTTTGCTGGCATTGGCGTGAGGGCCTCCGATCTGACCGAGTACCTGGGGCATTCGCTGGACACCTGCTCACCGGCCGAGCTGGTGAATCTGCGAGGACTTTATGGGGCGATCCGAGATGGCGAAGCCACGTGGAAGTCCGTAATGGAAAACAAGGATAGCCAGCCGGCCGCAGACGGTGGCGAGAGCCGCCAGCAGCCGCAGGCATGCAGCAAAGAGACGTTCGACAAGAACGCCGAGGGCTGGAAGAAGGCGCTCAAGGCCGGCAGATCGGTCAACGATCTGATTGCGTTCATCCAGACAAAACACAACCTGACCAACGATCAGCGTATGGAAATCGCATCGTGGGCCAATGACGGGGCACAGCAATGAAAATCCACGACCTGATCCAAGGCAGCGACGAATGGGCCGCATTCCGGCTGAATCACCACGGCGCCAGTGAAGCGGCTGCAATGCTGGGCCTGTCGAAAAAGACGACCCGCTCCGAGCTGCTGCATATGAAGCACACCGGTACGCCGAAGGAATTCAGCGACTGGGTACAGAAAAATATCCTCGACTATGGCCATGATGTCGAGGCAATGGCCCGCCCGCTGATCGAGGACATTCTCGGCGAGGATTTCTACCCGGTAACGTGCTCGAACGAAGATGTTGGCGGGAACCTGTCAGCCTCGTGTGACGGACTGACGATGCTCTACGACACGGCGTTCGAGCACAAGCAATGGAACACCGAGCTGGCCACATCCGTTGCCGCCGGGATCCTGCCCGCCGACCACATGCCCCAGTGCCAGCAGATCATGCTGGTGACCGGCGCCGAGCGGGTCATCTTCACCGTCTCCAACGGCACGCGGGAAAACCTGGTCTGGATGGAAGTGCTACCGTCCCCGGAATGGTTCGATCGCATTCTGGCTGGCTGGGCTCAGTTTGACCGAGACCTGGCCGACTACACGCCGCCCGAAGTGAAGCCAGAGGTCGTGGCCGAGCCGGTGCGCGACCTGCCGGCCGTCATCGTCCAGATCAGCGGCGAAATCGCCGTTCACGAAAACTTCTCCGTGTTCGAGGCTGCCCTGCGAGAGTTCCTCGACGAGACGATGATCCGCGAGCCGCAGACGGATCAGGACTTTGCCGATCTCGATCTGCAAATCAAGGCCATGAAGAAGGCAGAGGAAGCACTCGACGCGGCTGAATCGCAGATGCTGGCTCAGGTGCAAAGCATCGACCAGGCCAAACGCCAGAAGGACCAACTCCACAAGTTGGTCCGCGACAACCGGCTGATGGCCGAGAAGCTGCTCGACAGCGAGAAGGCCAGGCGTAAGGCTGAACGCATCGAGGCCGCGCGCGGCGCGTATACCGCGCACGTCGCCGGACTGCAGGAAGGGATTGTCGGCCTAACGCTGGCCTACCAGATGCCAGATTTCGCGGGCGCCATCAAGGGCCTGCGCACGCTGACCAGCATGCAGGACAAGCTGGATACCGCGCTGGCAAACGCGAAGATCGCGATCGACCAGCAGGCTGCTGACCTGGCCACCAAGCTGGCATGGGTCGCCGAGAACGCAGCCGAGCATCGCGCCCTTCTGGCCGACCTGCAGCAGATCGCCAGCAAGCCGATCGACGACTTCAAGTTGGTCATCCAGACGCGCATTGACGCCCACAAGAAGGCCGAGGAAGTGCGTCTGGAAGCTGAGCGTGAGCGCATCCGGAAGGAAGAGGCGGACAAGCTGGCGTGCGAGGCAGCGCAGGAAGCTGCCCGGAAGAAGGCCGAGGAAGATGCAACAGCGGCTGCGGCACTGCTGCTGGCCGACGTCCCTGAGGAGCCTCAGCCGGTCGCGCTGAAATCCGGCGAGCTCTGGCCGCGCAAGGCGTCGGCGCATCCGCTGACCAGCCCGGCGCCAGCCATTTCGATCCCGACCCTGCGCCTCGGCCAGATCAATGAACGGCTGTCGCCGATCAGCCTGACGGCCGATGGGCTCGCCGGTCTCGGCTTCACGCACGCGGCAACGGACAAGGCCGCGAAGCTCTACCACGAGAGTGATTTCTCGCGGATCTGCTCCGCGCTGGTTCAGCACATCCAGGCAGCTCAGGGCATGCATGACTCGCAGAAAGAGAAAGCGGCATGACCCGCACTGACCTTGCCGGCCAGCAATTCGGCCGACTAACCGTATCCGGTCCGTCAGATGTCAGGATATTCCGCGGGCGCACCGTTCTCTGCCGGTGTCGCTGCGGTGGTTCCATCAGCGTCCGTCCCGGTGACCTACGCAAAGGAAAAGTGAAGTCGTGCGGCTGCTACCGGCGCGAGCTGGCGCTGGCCGCTCTTCAACTGGCGAACCAGCCCGAGGCTAGGTCAAGGCAACGGGTCTCGGCCAACAGGACGCGGCATCGAAAACAGATTTTGGCGCTGGGGTCCGTTACCACCACCCGCCATACATCGACGGTCAACCAGCCCCGCTATGAGCGGGGCGATTCATTTCTACCTACCCGGCCATGAGCCGGGCTTTTTCGTTCAGAGGAGCACTGAGCATGCGTAACGCAACTGAGCAACTGGCCGACATCCGTGGCGGCCTGATGGTCGAGGAACTGGCCGACGCCATGGCCGAGGTCGTCAACGCCGTCATCGCCACCGGCAAAAAAGGCACCGTGACATTGAAGCTGGACATCAACCCGGCCAGCAAGGGCGATGCCGTGGTGACCGTGGCCGACGACATCAAAAAGTCAGTCCCTCACGAGAAGCGCACCGGGACGCTGATGTTCGCCACGCCGTCCGGCTCCCTGCAGCGGCAAGACCCGCGTCAGGGCGATCTGCCCCTGATGTCGGCACCAACTACCGCTCCGGCGCTGCAAGCCGCCCCAGCCGAATCCCCGTCGCTGCGCGTTGTCGGCGGCAACTGATCTACCCCACCACCACACTGAAAGCACCACATGAGCACCGAAAAGAACATCGTCGAGTCGGCCATCGAGTCTGCGGCCAAACCCTTCCTGATCGACGTGGGCGGCACCCCTACCCTGCTGATGCCCGATCACAGCGGCGGATGGAGCCACAAGGAGCTGCCGCAGTACCGCCAGGTGCCGCTGCGCAAGACCGGAACCGTCGTCCTGCACCAGCTCGACAGCCTGCTGGCGTTCGTCAATGAGCACAAGCAGGACGGTACCCAACTGATCGTCGATGCCGACTACGCGCAGAACCGAGTTCAGTTCAAGGCCGTCATCAACGGCCACACCGGCGCCGCGCCCGGCTTCGGCGACTTCGCCGCGTTGTACCAGCCCATGAAAACGGTCGACTGGTCGAACTGGCTGGAGAGCAACGGCAAGAAGATGGGCCAGGAGGATTTCGCCAAGTTCCTGCAGGACAACATCGCCAATATTGCTGGCCAGAATCCGGCCGATACCAGTCGTCAGTACCCGGCCGCGGCCGACCTGCTGGAATTTGCCAGCAACCTGGAAATGACCAGCACCGTGCGCTTCCGCAGCAGCACCAAGGTGCAGAACGGCCAGGTGCAATTCGAATTCGTCGAAGAAGGCGACAACAACACCAAGGGCCGGCTGGAGATGTTCGAAAAGTTTGGCATCGGCCTGCAGCCGTTCGCCGGCGGCGATGCCTACTTCATCGAAGCATTCCTGCGCTTCCGCATCGACCGCAACAACGGCGAACTCAAGCTCTGGTACGACCTGAACCGCCCGGATCGTTCTCTGGAAAGCGCCACCAACCAGATGATCGAGCGAGTTAAGGCCGAGTCGGGCGTGCCGGTTTACTTCGGCAAGGTGTGACTGTGTTCCCGCTGAAGTTGGCCTTCCTGTCCGCCTGCGCCGGATTTGGCTTCGCCACTGGAGCTATCGCAGCAGTGGGCTGGGTCAAAGCTGCAGCGAGCCTTTTTTCATAACCACCATGCCCGGCCCCGGCCGGGCCTACTGGATAGCCTCTCACCAGGGGCTATCCAGTGGCCTGCAGTCACCACCCGTTTCACATCACGATGGTAGACAAAAGCAGCTAGCATAACGGCGCGTTCTACGTCGCCGTTGCTCAGGGGCGGATCGATTTCGCCACGCCAGGGGATGTTATCGACTGCAGATCGGCCTATAAGAAAATTGTTTGAACTTCGCTCTTGGTTGGCTTAAGCATCAGGCCGGTGCTCTGAGGCTACCATCCGCATTAATCGAACTGACATGATGTGCTAGCACGATCTGGCCAAGCTCTTTCGCCGCGTTGTAGACGATGCCGACAATATGCCATATGACAACACCGCTATCTAATTCTCGAAGAAGAATCATCGGCCCGCCGCTGGCTCCGCCTAGGTCGTAACCCTCTTCCGGAATCCCGCGCCCAAACGGGTCGATCAAGTCCTCACGCACGATGGAAATACCGAAATGACGTTCACTCGAAGACTCGACCAGTGCCAGTGTGGCATAGCATCCATGCGTGATCGAGTCTTTCCCTGTCTGTGTACGTTCAACGCCAGGAAATCCGCATAAAATTACTCCATCATTTTTCACAGCATTTCGCGGCGGCCATTCTGTGAAAATATGACAGGGCCACTTTTCAAGATACTTGATCTCGTCGCGTTCGATCTTAAATGTTGCAACGTCAAGTACCTCACTGCCCAGCGCGCAGATTAATCGCTCCTCTGGACAGAAATTCAGATTACCGATCTGGCAGCGCAAAGTTGAATGCTTTTCCCGAGCATCAAGATACCCCTCGTAAACGTGCGCAGCGGTAACAAGAAAAGGTCCTTGACCGCAGTCGAGAATAAATGCAGTACCGTTTGAAAGTATTCTCCAGTCGTCTTTTTCTTTGATGCCCCATTCCAACGGTATCGCGTAGTTCAGCATGTAATCGAATAGCCTCTTGCCGAACTCGCCTTTCAACAACGTGGTTGCTTCTTCTAGGTTCATGGCCGTATGACTATCGCGCGGAGTCGCAGGAAATTCATTTTAATTATCTCAAGGAATTTATAAGCATGTTAAAAATTAAACAAGGCGAGTGTTAGTTTTCTAAAGCGAAGCCAAAATCGGAATATGCATCTGAACTCAGCTTCATTGGCCTGTTGTGGCCGACGGCAGCCATCACGCACCCATAGTTGACATGAGCATAACCACTCTATCACAACAAATTCCCCGTTTTCCACCACGAACCCGCCCCCGATGGCGGGTTCGTCGTTTTCGACACCCGGCACGCTCCCGGCGTGCGGCTGGGTGCCGGCTGAACATATGGAGGTCATTGCATGATCCGCGATCAATTCCTGCTCGGCATGGACAACGAAATCATCGTCGACCTGTTTGCCGGTGGCGGCGGCATGTCTACTGCGATTGAACAAGCCCTCGGCCGGCACGTCGACATCGCCATCAACCACGACATGGGCGCCATCAGCATGCACATG